TTTTTTGGTAGGTCTTCATCTTTAGACCATGTTAAATATGCTAATGCAGTAATTTCATTTTTTATTATTTCAAGTTCTTCCATTATGTTCTCCTATTTTAACAACTTGTTAACATATTTATTTAAGGATTAAAATATGTCAAGTCCAATACTAGGTAATAACTTTGAAGTAGAGAGTATAAATTTAACGCCAGCCAGTGCTAGAATAAGAAAGAGGCGATGAGTAATGAGCGATTTTAGAAAATCATTTGATATGTCGTATGGAGGCGGTCAATATACCGTCGATCCATTTTCCCGAGAACTTGTTTTTAAAACTGACAGGCAGGGTAGATCTTATAGAGATAGAGGTGACTTTAAATATTCTGAAAAAGATTTGCAGTCTTTAGGATCGTTCTTAGATATGATTGGAGATAACCCAGCATTAGAAAGAACATATAAGAGCGCTATTGATAGAGGATATGATCCTATGCAGGCTAAATTTTTAGCCGAGGCTAGATATTTTGTTCCGCTTCTTAATTTAGAGCCTACATTTTATGATGTAAGAAATAGATTAAGAGATGCACAATATGCACAAGAGCAGGGCGATACGTTAGGTAGAGTTAAAAACAGTTCGTTAGCATTCGGTGATATTTTAATGAGCTTCATCGCACCAGCTGGTGCAGCCGCTAAATTTGGCGCTAGAAAAGTTAAAGGGCTTTTGGAGTAGAAGATATGGAAAAAGAAATAGACCAAATAGTAGCAGCACTAGAAGCCGAGCTCGATCCGATGGTAATGGATGAAAACGAGCTGAAAGGCATCGTGTCAAAAGAAATAGAAGACAGTATCGATTTTATCGATAACTGGGTATCTCCATTGCGTGCTACAGCCACTGAATATTACAGAGGCGATCCCTTTGGCAATGAAGAAGCCGGGCGATCACAAATTGTAAGTATGGATGTACGGGATACCGTACAAGCCATCATGCCATCTTTGATGCGTATTTTTAACTCTACTGAAAATACGGTAGAATACGCGCCTCAAGGACCTGAAGACATAGACGCAGCAAAGCAGGCTACAGATTATGCCCGGTACGTTATCAACAGAGACAATGACGGTTTTTTACAGATCCACGCTGCTTTTAAAGATGCGCTAATTCGTAAAGTCGGCGTTTTAAAATGTTACTGGGACGATCAAACAAAATTTGAAACACACAACTGGACTGGCTTAGACGATAATGCCTTAGCGGCTCTTATGTCGGATGCTAGTGTTGACGTTGAAGTTTTGGCCTCTAAGCAAGTCGGTGAGCCTATGATCGATCAGATGACAGGTGCAATGCTACCACCTCCAATGGTGCACTCAGTGAGAGCTACATACACTCACCCGGACGGTAGAGTTAAGATGGAAGCCGTCCCACCTGAGGAGTTCCTAATTTCTCGGGAAGCTAAGTCATTGGAGCAAGCATCATATGTTGGCCACCGTCGTGTTGTGACTGTCTCCGAGCTTGTCGCTATGGGATACGATTATGACGTCGTATCAGACGCTGGCGCAAACTATGACGATATGGAAAGCAACATAGAGCGCTATACCAGAAACAAAGCTCTTACTAGCGAGATGAATGACCGTAACGATCCGGCAATGAAAAAAGTCCTATATGTCGAAAGTTACATAAAAGTCGATTATGATCAGGATGGCATAGCAGAATTAAGAAAAATCTGCACCGTAGGCGATGAGAGCGTCGTTCTCATGAACGAGCCATGTTCAGTCATTCCGTTTGCTGTATTCTGCCCAGACCCAGAAGCTCACGATTTCTTCGGTATGAGTGTCGCTGACGCCGTCATGGACATACAGAAAATTAAATCTTCTATTATGCGTAATACTCTAGACAGCCTCTCAATGTCTATTCATCCACGTATGGCTATTACCGAGGGTATGGTTAACTTAGATGATGCGATGTCTACTGAGGTGGGCTCAATAATCCGTCAGAGGGCAAATGGAGCCGTTCAAATGCTCAGTATGCCTTTTGTTGGGCAACAGGCATTCCCAGTGCTCAAGTACATGGACGAGCTCAAAGAAGCCCGGACAGGCATTTCTAAAGCCTCCGCAGGGCTCGACGCAGGCGCGTTGCAGTCTTCTACAGCGGCAGCCGTTAACGCTACTGTGAGCGCAGCACAACAGCACATAGAGCTAATCGCACGCATCTTTGCCGAGACTGGCATGAAGCAACTCTATAAAATTGTTTTACACTTATTAACCACGCACCAAGACGCGCCTCGCATGGTACGGCTGACTAACGATTTTGTCCCGATAGATCCCCGTACTTGGAATAGCAATATGGACGTGTCCGTCCGTGTCGCGCTTGGGCGTGGCACAGACACTGAGCGTATGTTGATGCTTAAACAGATTGGTGAGATGCAGAGAGAGGCGATGCAGACTATGGGCGCCGTAAACCCACTCACTGACATGAATAAACTGGCCAACACATTGAAGGCGATGACAGAGCTTGCCGGGTTTAAGGATACCTCGCAGTTCTGGAGTGACCCGGCACAATTCCAGCCACCCCCACAAGATGATAAGCCAGACATTAACGAGCAGCTTATCGCCGTTCAGATCCAACAAATACAAGCCGACATTCAGAAGAAGGCGGCGGAGCTCAACTTAGAGCGTGATAAAATGATGATGGATGATGATCGTAAGCGAGATGAGCTTGATGCTGAATTGTTTGTAAAAGCCGAAGAGATGAAGGCTAAATATGGCACACAATTAAACGTCGAGAAAATCAGATCTGATCTGGCGATTAATCGTGAAGTTATGAGGGCTCAGGCTGACGTAATAAAAGGCGCTATAGATGATGAAGAAAACTAGACAGCAAGTCATAGATGATGGAGCAGAGGCAAATCGAATTGTAGATGAGACAGATTTGCCCCGTTTTCTTGATGAGCTGGAAGCAGAGATCTGGGGAGAATTTAAAAATTCTAATCCCAGTGACAAGGATGGCCGGGAGGTTATTTTTGGTAGAGCGTGTGGCATCGAAGATGTAAGATCGATGCTACGCAGATATTCACAAAACGCGACTATTGAAAAAAATAAAAAATAGCGCATAATACGGAGTTAACGCAATGTCAGAAGCCAACAACCCGAGAGGGACTGATCTGAACACCGCAAGAAATGCAATTAAAGCCTTACTAACGCCCCAAGAGGATACCGTGACGGAGGAACAAGTTGCGCTTGAGACTGAAGCTACTGAAGTTGAACAAGTTGAAGAACAAGTTGAACAGCCCGTAGAAGAAGTCGAAATGTCGGAGGACGCGCAAGCGCCTGAAGACGATCTTGAAGTCGAAGCGGAAGCAGAAGAACTTGAAGACACATCTCTGGACATACTTGGACAAGTAGTCGAAGTAGACGGCGAGGAGATAACTGTTGAAGAGCTCAGACGTGGAAACCTAAGACAAAGAGATTATACACGCAAAACTCAGGAGCTTGCTGAATACAGAAAATCAGTCGAAGCTCAAGCAGCTGAGATGGAGCGTGAACGTGCTCAATATGCTCAAATGCTCCCTGCTTTGCAGGAGCGTTTAGAGCAAAAGGAACAGGAGCCAGATTGGGACATTCTGTATGATCAGGACCCTAATATGGCAAGGAAGGCAGAACGCGCTTGGCAGAAGCAGCAAGAGGAGAGGAAAACTCAAATCGAAGCCGTGAAAGCAGAGCGTGAGCGAATGCAAAAGGTAGAGCAAGAGCGTATGTATAATATGCAATTGCAATATCAGGCGCAACAGCGAGAACTCTTGCCTGACTTAATCCCGGAGTGGCGTGATACCAAGGTTGCATCAACTGAGGCTAAAGAGGTCCGAGACTTCCTTCTTGGCGAAGGATTTTCAGAGCAAGACATTAGCGGCCTTACGAATGCGACGCTTGTAAAAGTAGCGAGGAAAGCCATGCTGTATGATAAAGGGCAGACAAAAGCGACGCAGGCAAAGATTAAGCCTAAAAAGCAACAGCCTAAAACTCTAAGAGCTGGATCTCGTAACACGCAGCCAAAACCAAAGAGTGAGCAAAAACAAGCGCTACTACGCGCACGTCAAACTGGCAAAGTGGCTGACGCCGCTGCCGCAATTAAAACTTTACTCTAGGAGGCCAACATGGCTATAACTACCAATACGTTCACATCCTTTGACGCCAAAGGTATACGTGAACAATTATCAGATGTGATTTCGAGCATCTCCCCCGAAGAGGTGCCGCTGCAAAGTAATATTGGAAGCGTCAATGTTTCTAATACATATTTTGAGTGGCAAACCGACTCGTTAAATAGTACCGACAAAACGGCGAGAGCTGATGGAGACAATGTCGGAGACACTTACGACAGTACATCTGCAACAACTCGCGTTGGCAACTACACACACATTTTGCGTAGAACAGCCATCGTCGCTGATAACCTTTCTGACCAGTCCTTAGCAGGGCGAAGTGATGAAATGGCCATGCAAGTTGCGAAGCGAGGACGCGAGCTCCGCCGGGACTACGAAGCGGTTTTCACGGACAATAACGCTCAGGTAGCAGGCAACTCATCTACGCCGAGAGAGACCGCTGGCTTAGGTGCATGGATTGCAACTAACGACGTTTTCCAGACAGGTGGTACAACTGACGGTGCAAGTCCAACTGGTGACGGTACAGATGCAAGAACTGACAGCTCCGCTGACGGACAAGCAGCATTCACAGAGACTATGTTGAAAACAGCAATGCAAAATGCATACACCTCTGGTGGTAAGCCATCAATCTTGATGACTGGCCCGTTCAACAAAACCAAAGTTTCTGGTTTTGCTGGTATCGCTGCACAGCGTTACATGGCTCCATCAGATGCGCCGACTACAATTATTGGTGCGGCTGATGTGTATCTGTCAGATTTTGGAAGTCTAACTACGGTGGTGAACCTTTTTCAAAGAGAGCGTGATGCCTTTCTGTTAGACCCAGAGTTAGCAGAAATCGCAGTTCTACGTCCTATCCAGACTGTTGATCTAGCAAAAACTGGTGACGCAACCAGAAAAATGGTCATCGGCGAAATGGGACTTCAAGTTACCAATGAGGCCGGACACTCAGGCGTGTTCGATCTTACAACATCATAAAATCTTTAGGGGCAGCTTAACTGTTGCCCCTATTCCTACCTGACAGGAATTTTAGAATATGAAAAAATTGTGGGATTACGATCCAATAACAGGAATTAAAAAGTATTGGCACGTCACTGACAAGGGTGAGTATGTCGTTGAGACAGTCATGGACGTTAAGCCGATTGTAGAGGCAAATAAGAAGCTAAAAAACAATACTGATAAAAGACACAAAGATGTTAATAAAGTTGCCTCAATACCGCTACCAATATATTATGAGCTAAAGCGTAAAGGTATCGCTGACGATCCTAAGGCATTATTTAAGTGGCTGAACGATAGTGATAATGCATGGACTAGAACAAGAGAAAGTACGTTATGAGCATTGCAAATTTTTCTGAATTAAAAAGTTCGATAGCAGATTTTTTAAATCGTGATGACCTTACTTCAGTTATACCTACTTTTATTAAATTAGCAGAAGCTGACATGAATAGAAAAATGCGCCACTGGCGTATGGAAAGACGTGCAACTGCAACTCTTGATACACAATATACTGCGTTTCCAAGCGATTTTATTGAAGCAATACGTCTCATGCTTACTGGTACTACAGAATTTAGATTAGAGCTCATAACTCTCAGCGAACTTATGGATAAAAGAGCTGAAAACAATGCATCTGGCACGCCTAGATTTTATGTGCCTATTGACGGCTCTTTTGAGGTATATCCAACACCTGATCAAAGTTATACACTTGAGATACTTTATTACGAGCGTATAGACGCACTAAGCGATACCAATACTACAAACTGGGCTTTAACGTATCATCCAGATGCATATCTTTATGGATCTTTAACACACAGTGCTCCATACTTAGGAGAAGATGCTAGATCGCAAGTGTGGTCACAGTTGTACCAAAATGCGATAAATGGTACAAATATGGAAGATCAAAAAGCTAAGTCTAGCGGATCTGGCCATAAAATTAGAATTAGGAGTTTTGGATAATGGCAAGTTTTACGAAAGTTAATGACTTTGTGGTCAATCTAGCTAACAATATGGATCTTGATAGCGACACTCTAAAAATTGCGTTGTCTAATACAGATCCATCTAGTGGAACAGATGTGAGGGATGACGGTAACGGCGTATTAGCTAACATCACAGAAATATCTTACACCAATTTATCAGATAGAACTTTACAAAGTGTTTCATCTACTCAAACGTCAGGAACTTATAAACTATCAGCAAATGATTTACAGCTTACAGCGTCTGGAGGCTCTGTAGCAGCTTTTAGGTACGTTATAGTTTATAATGATACACCTACTTCTCCAGCCGATCCTGTCATTGGCTATTATGATTATGGGTCATCTTTGACATTAAATGATGGCGATACCTTCACAGTTGATTTTGGCACAAACGGAATTTTAACTCTTACATAAATAAGGTAGAGCAATGGCTAATGTTTTAGCAAATAGAGTTAAAGTAACTACCAGCACAACGGGCACGGGCACTATTACATTAGGTAGCGCTGTTGATGGTTTTCAAACTTTTGCGGATGGTGGTATTTCCGATGGTGATGTTGTTCGTTACGTTATTACAGATGGAACAGATTTTGAAATAGGAACAGGAACCTATACGGCTTCTGGGACTACCCTATCCAGATCACTTACAGAAAGTTCTACTGGCTCACTGCTTGATCTGTCTGGATCTAATGTTGAAGTTTTTATTTCGGCGGCTAATGAAGATTTGGTTCGAGCAGATACTTCAGGACTAACAAGTGATCAATTTTGTAGAAGTGACGTAGCTGACACGATAACAGGAACTTTGACTGTTGGAGGCAGTACCACCGAAAAGATCATCTTAAATGGAGCTACTACCCCCTATATTCGGTGGCAAGAGAGTTCTACTGACAAGGCTTACATTCAGTGGAATAATGGGGGGTACTTTGATTTTAGAAACCAAGAGACAGGTACTTTTAATTTTCAGTCAACGGTTGATGGGTACGGTGCTTACTTATTTCTCACAAGACACGACACAAGTACTGTTACTGATAATATTCTTGGTGCTATTAACTTTGGACACACGGATGGTAGTTATGATCCGCCTGTGAGCCAAGACACAACTGACAGTGCTGCGCGTATTGTAGCAAGGGCGGCAGAGACAACAGGAACCTATGACGATGGTTCTAAATTACAGTTCTACACTAAGCCCATAAACACTGACAAAAACTCACCCAATGTTGAGGCAATGAGGATTGACCCGGATGGCCATGTTCGCGCTCTTGGTGATATGACTGTTTCAGGCACACTTAACGCTAGCATATCTATATCTGCAAGCGATGTACCATCAACTCTTAACGCCACAACATTTGACGGTGACGTGACTGTCGGCAATACTACAGACGATCATCAGTTGAAACTTTATAAAGCCGATAACAACGTAAGTGATCACCTACAATTCTATGTAGGATCTACCCGAATGGGTGAAATTGGTGGTGAGGATACTACTTGGCTTCGTATTAATCAGGAAACTGCTAAGAACATTTACACCCCAAGGATCATAAGGGCTGACGGTGGGTTTCAAGCAGCTAGCACTATTTGCGCCCATGTTAGTGATACAAATACATACCTTCAGTTCCATGCAGCCGATCAATTTAGAGTGGTCACCGGTGGTACTGAAAGAGTAGAAGTTAATAACACAAATACGACTATAGCAAATAACTTAGTTATTAGCGGAGGTTTTCCTGTTCCTGCCTCTTCAAATCTTGTCGGGACTTATGGTTTTTTCTACGACACAAGTAGTATTGCAAATAACGCAACACGCGCAGGGTCTTCTTTAGAATGGTCAGGTGTTACGGCGGCAGGCACAGATAAATCTGGAGCGCCTAGCGGCACTTGGCGCTGTATGGGCTATGGTAGCGGCTCTCAAAATACTCTTTGGGTAAGGATTTCATAATGGGTGTTGTAAGTCTTGAAATTACAGAAGTTCGTAACGCAGTATCTCTAAATGCTGAAAACACATTATTTGATTGTGAAATCAACCATCCAACTTATGGTTGGATACCGTATACACTTAATCCTAATGATGAAGACAATCACGTCAACAACGATGATTTAAGGACATTAATAGGTTCCAACTTCACGGCGTATACTGCCCCGACACAAGAGGAGCTAGATGCACAAGCCGCTGCCTTAGTTCGTGCAGAACGTGATAATAAATTAGTTACAGAGGTTGACCCAATAGTGTCAAATCCATTGCGTTGGGCTGATCTTTCAACTGAAAAACAGAATGAGTGGTCTACATATAGAACAGCTTTATTAAATGTTCCTCAACAATCTGGCTTTCCTCATAATGTGGTATGGCCTACGAAGCCTGATTAATGTTAGGTTTTTCACCATTAGCGTCTGCCCCTCTAGCGGCTGTAGGTGAAACAGGAGAGAGTTTTTCTCTATCTGTGGATGCAGGGTCTTTTGCCACAACAGGCCAAGCCGTTAATTTTCAAAAAGCTTTACTTTTAGATGCACAAGCAGGGCTAATTACACTTAGTGTACACGGCGCAGCAAAAATAATAACTGAGTTTATGCCAGATGGGCAGTTCGTTGTAACTGGCAATGATGTTTCTCTTATTGTTTCTCTTGCTGGACCAGCCGCACATGGAACTTTTACCCTAACTGGCCAAAATGTAAGTTTATTAAAAAATATTACTTTTGACGGATTAACTACTGGTAGTTTTACTTTAACTGGTCAACCAATAACCTTTGATTTTAGTATAGCAGCGGCCAGTGGCTCTTTTGTTTTTACTGGTCAAGAAATTACAGAAGATATCTCTGACAAAGTAAGCGCTGGAACTTTTACAGTCACCTTTAATGATGCGGTTCTAGAACGAGCAAGGGCAATACCAGCGGATCTTGGGCAATTTACCTATCAAGGCCATTCTGTTGCGTTTAGAGGTTTTTTTGATGTTCCTGATTTACCAGAAAAAATATATACAGAGCAAATTGTTGCTTCCGAAATATACACTGAGCAAGTCGTTGCATCATCAATTTTTACTGAACAAACTATTCCAGTAGAAAATTGGACTGATGTTAATACCAATAGTGAAACATGGACGGATGCAGCTTAATATGTTACTCTTAAATAACATAAAAATATTAACATTAACGCCTAGATATAACCTACTGAAAAGAAAGGAAAAAACATGGCTATCAGTGTAACCAAACCAACCGTGGGTGGATCTGAGGCAATTTGGGGTACTCAGATTAATACGGCTCTTGATACTATAATAGATGCTGCTAATGGCACAACAGGATTAATAGAGCCTAATCTGACCGAAGGCTCTTGGAAAATTAGCTCGACGGCTGTTACGCCAAGTGCAGCCGATATAAACATTTTAGATGGCCTTGCCGCTGAGAGTGTTACTGTAACAGAGCTCGGGCATTTAAGTGGCGTTACTTCTGATATTCAAACACAGTTGGACGCCAAACAGGCATCTAATGCCATACTTGATGACTTATCTGGGTTAACGCAAGCTGCCAACAAGATCCCTTACTTTAACGCCGCTGATACCGCCAGCACACTAAGTTTTCTTGATGAAGATAATATGTCATCTAACAGTGATACGGCTGTTCCTAGCCAACAATCTGTCAAAGCATATGTGGATACTAACAGTGGTGACAGTGTTACTTTTAGTTCATCCGGTGGTCAAGCTGATGTAGGTAGCCTACAAATTCGATTTGGTACATTTAGTAGCACAACGGATGGCAACCAGAGCGTTACCTTTGATACAGCTTTCAGTACAGCGTGTCTTGTTGTTACTACAAGTTTTGGAATGGTAGATATAACCAGTAAAACCACAACAGGTTTTGTTGCAAACAGACTTGATGAACACGCTAGTAGCACTTGTGAATACATAGCAATAGGCCACTAAAAGGTGAGAAATGCCATTAGTACCATTAAATATACCGGCTGGGTTCCACCGCAACGGAACAGAATACGAGCAAAGTAATCGATGGCGCGACGGTAGCCTAGTTAGATGGCGCGATGGATCTTTACGTCCTATCGGCGGTTGGCAAGATCGTAAGGCAGGTTTTTGCACAAACCCAGTTCGAGGTACACACGCTTGGGAAAGCAATAATGGTACAGCCTACTTTGCGGCTGGCAGTCATAACGAGCTAATACTAATGACTGGTAATAATACAACTTATGATATTACCCCGGCATCTCTGGCTGTTGGCAG